CTTAGTAGGGCCGCGAAATGCGGCTCGAAACGTTGAGAGGTAGTTGGGAACCTAACCAGGGGTCCAACCACCTACTTGAAGGTGCTACGAATTCGTAAGCGCCTTCAGATATGCTTCACGAGCCCCGTAGGGGTTCGTGAAGCATCGGGAGAGGAAGTCCGCGTCGTGGATCTTCTCTCCCAGTTTTCTTGCAACTATATTTGATAGGTGCAAGACAACTTTCGTCAAGGGGTCTCCCATAAGAACCCCTTGACGAAGCGTCACGACTCGAACATTCTGTCCGTAGTCTGACGCATCTTCACCGAGGTTGGAAATAGCTCCTAACCCGGTGAAGAATATTCGACGCGGTCTGTAACAGATCGCGTTGACTATGCCCTGGAGGATCGGCGGAATTCCGCACTTTTCCATCCAGGCGTTACCTGCCATGGATGCGAACCAAAGTTGCATCCTGTCAGTGGCTTCTTTATAGTCCGTACTGGACTGAAAGAAGTGTTCGTAGACTTCTACACGTTCTGTATAGTCTCCGAATTCGATATCCTCTCTTGGCTGAGCCAAGGCGAAGATCTCGGATCTCATCTCACTGGACATTAATCCAATGAATGAGTTCCAAGCGTGGTGGGATTGTCCCATCCCGCTTGCACTGCTCTTGATACCCTTCTTTAAGGGCCAAGCGCAGATCTTGGCGACGACATCTAAGATGACCTTCGCACAAGCTCGTCCCTTGGTAACGGATCTTCCTTTACCAGGTTCGTGCACCACCGTAAGAAAGGCGATATTCATATCGTCCGGTGGTGATGAGAGTACATCCTCTAGGCATGCCCAGAAGATGAACTCCCCAGTTGTCTCAAACCCGTCAGGGCTTGAGTAACTGGTAATCTGGCCAGATTCGAGATCACGAATCGGTACCAGATTTTCCGAATTATATCGGGAGAGTATCTCCCGAATACTTTCGGCCGTTCCGCCAGTCGTCCGGGTATTTTCCCAGGTGGCGGAACCAGTCACTGTGACCCTCGCTTTTGTGGCGAGGCCAGTGAACGCCTCTTGAGGAAGTCCTTCCAGGATTTCATCAAGAGCAGCTTGAACCAGTTGGGTTGCTTCCTCAACTGGTTCAATTGGATCCAAGGAAACGGTCTTTAAGAACTTTTCCTTGGACTGCAGAATCACGAGTGGAG